AAGTCTTGGTGCGGCAAGTAAACGTGCCAGAGGCGCTCCCCGCAGGGGGGTTTCCTGCGTTCTTAAACAATCCGCCTCCGTACATCGACTCGCCGTTTACTCGCACGCCGCCAGAGTTTGGAGGTGATCTCGCAACTGCACAAACAGCAGTTGTCTACAGCGACAATGCAAACCTAGATGACGATTTCTCTGCCATCGGTGTTCAACTTCCAGGAGTGCAGATAGACCCCACCGGCGCGCAGTTGAACCACACGGAGTACGCAGTGCAGGCCACTAACGCGCAATATTTGTCGTTTCAGTCGCCAGCAAGCAATGTGATCAGCCGGGGCTGGATCATGCGTCCGCGTGATCCGTCTTTTCTTAATGATTTTCAATTCAACGACTGGATTTACGACACTGAACGTATTGCTGATTGGCTAAACGGCGAAGAAACTGTGCCGTACAACAGCGGGCAATTTATTAGCCCGACAGATAGCTCTTGGACGATGCAGGTGTCAGAGCCGTCCGCGTTCTGCGGATACTCGCTGTGTACCTCTAGCGTGTTTATGCAAAACATGTCTTGGGTCGGCGCTACGTACGGGGGCGTTGTTGAAAGCACTGTTGTGGTTCAGACTGCCGCTGAGCCAGCGACAACATCGTCATCTGATGAGAAAGGACCTATCACCCGCACTAACCGATGCTATGGACAGGAGGCACCGCCAGTCATATCAATGCGTCTCTCGCCCAATTCGTGCAGCTATACAGGCGAGCACACATCGTGCATTAACTCCACTTCCGCCGTCGGCTACAACCAAGGCGGCGGGTATTACATAAACCGACAGGGCCAAGGGGACGGCGTGCCACTAACGCGACAGCGAGGAGCACCGGCAAGATATTTTTACTGCGGCGATTTATTGTGGGCAATTGAGAATGGGCCATGCAGGACATCGCTGACCATTCCGTACCTAAATTGGGGCAATGAAACATACACGCTCGGCGGGTCCAGTTCCTCTAATTGGGTAAACAACAGTCGATGCGTGTTTTCGGGCGTGGATCAGAATGGAGCATGCCACCCGCTTGAGGCGACCGTAACGCTCGACGAAGACATGCTTCTAGGTCGAAGGCCCAGCGGCGACAATGCCGGTATCCTTGCAGGGAAAATCGTCGCCGGTAATTACGTAATGACCCTTTCCGCTGGAGGAGCGGTGCTGTTTGACACTAATTGCAATCAACAGGTTTATTGCCTGTCGTTTCCTGTTGTTCCAATTAATGTGCCGCAACATACTTCGTCGTACATGTGCCTAGTCAGGAGAAGAGAGCTGTGGTGCAGCTCTTGGGATACGTCTGGCTATTGGCTTGGAAACATCAACGTCTTCTATGGGCTGTTTCGCGCACCTTTTCCTGTTGTGGGGGGGGCTACGGCAGTGAGCCTTGGAGGTGCAGGCGGATCATTCGCACACGTAGGACTTATCGTGTTTCCTGGTTCTGTGGAATTTGGTGGTCAAAGCAGCCCGTACTCAACAACAGTCACGCCGCAGAGCACGACAATTGGAAAAGATGGCGGAAACGTCTCTCTGACGTACTGCTGCCCTGAAAGGACGCAAAACATAACAGTGCCGCAGCACAGCAGTAAATTTCCGCGCACAATTGTCTTGGAGACCAACGGCCAGGCAGGCCGTGGCGCCACCGCATACATTACGCAGGCAGGCTACGACGGCGTTGAGTGTCCTTTTAATGTAATTTGGCTTGCTGGAAGCATCTTCGTGCCCGACTTCCCTTTGCCAAACAACACAGCAGGCCGTATTTTTTCTTCTCCGACGTGCCCGATTGTGGCGCAGATTGTTCCGGCTGAGCAGCCTGAGTGTGACTGGTCAGTCCAGTCGTCGGCTGCGTGGATTATTGCCACAAAATCAGAAACTGGTTTGCTTGAAATCACAATAGACAGCAATGTAACGCCAGTGTTTCTGCCCTCCACAAACCCTTACTGGCTTCCGCGTCCCTATCGGTTTGGAACAATAACAATCAACACTCAAGGGCTTTCAAAAACATGGTCAATAGTTCAAATGCAGCCTTGATGTGCGAGTTTGACGCCCACACGTTTAAATGCTATCGCTGCGGGTATCTTGCTAAAAGACTGCCGACTTATCGAGTCTGCCGTACTATTACGGAAATGGCACAGCAGATCGCTACTGATCACGCTACAAAACGCATATCTATTCCCCCAATTGCAATCGGCACGTCGGCGGCAAAGGCGCTGTCGTTCGTCGGCATAACCCCACGCCGCGTCAAGAAAGTCATCGGCAAGGACTGCGAATGCGACAAACGAAAGGCTAAGCTCGACAATTTTGGAGCAGCCGTGTCGTCTGTGATTGAGCGTGCTGCCAACGGCATGCTGAACGCCGTGCTGCCAAGCCCGGTAGGCGCAGACGACGTTGCCGCTATCGCTAATTCCTTGCAGGCCAGCCAGTTCACGAACGCAGGGTTGAAAGACGGGCCGGGCTCCATCCGCTTGACAGCCCTGCCACGCTAGGTGGCATGGGACGCGCAAAGCCAAAGCCGAAGGCGGTGATCCTGCCGCCTGACCTCGACGACGACGAGGAATCCGCCGGCACGACATCTGCCTGACGTGCGAGCACTTGCAAAACAACGCCTGCCAGCTTTGCGGATGCCCGGTTAGCAGGGTGGCAGGGTACGTCAGCAAATTGAGTTGGGCGGATCAGGAGTGCCCGGCGGGCAAGTGGGGCACGGCTCCATCCGCTTGACAGCCCTGCCACCCTAGTGGCATGGGACGCGCCAAGCAGCAGCCGAAGCCAGAGGCGGTGATCCTGCCGCCTGACCTCGACGACGACGAGGAATTTGCCGGCGGCGGCATCCCTGACGAAGACGGCTGGATCCACTTGCGCGAGAAGCGAAAGGAAAAGGCCAATGGTGAAGACGAGAAACCCAAGCGTCGCACTGGCAGACGCCGTAGCCGAGAGGGTGAAGCCAGCCAAGCCGGCGACGTGGATGGACCGGCTGAGCGCTGACGACCAGGCCGGCGTGCTTGAGATCCGCAGGCGGTTCCAAGCGGGCGGCTATGGCTCCGCATCATCGGCGTCCGTCGCAAGAGCACTGCGAGAGGAAGCGATTGCGGCTGGCTGGCACATCATCTCGGAGAAGGAGTTGTCAGAATGGCTGCGCAGAAAATAGCCGACAGGATCAAGGCGAAACTGCCGCCCCCCAAGCCAGCCGCAGATGCAGAGCAGGTGACGCAGTCGCAGAACGGCGACACGCTTGAAGCACGATCCACGAGCCGCCGCATCAAGACCGTCGAGGATCTGCTGCGTCACATCGAAGCGGACATGAGCCGCTTTGAGATCGCCGCGAGCGAAGCTACCAAATGGGAATGCGGAGACGGAGAAGGCGGCAGCATCGAACTGCACCGCGTGTTCGTGCGGCTCAAGCCGAAAGGCGGCCCGACCACTCGGGAAGTCGTGGCGGCGATGATCGACGCTGCGAAGAAGGACATTCGCCGCCCTTTGACCAAGGTTGTCAAGGCACCGAAGCGCGACGGACTGTGGCAGGTGCTGGTTGTCGCTGATCCGCACTTCGGCAAGTACGCATGGGGCAAGACGACCGGCGGCGATGACTACGACCTTGACCACGCCGCACGCCTGGTGGGCGACACTGGCTCGCAACTGCTCTCGGTGGGTAATGCCCACAATCCCACCAGACGCACCATTGCCTTCGTTGGAGATCTCTTCCATTACGACCGGCCCGACGGGAGTACCACAAGTGGTACGCCGCTGGAGCGTGACGGGCGGCTTCAGAAGATGATCGAGGTGGGCTGCAATACGCTGCTGTCGCTTGTCACGCAGTCAGCCGATGCGGTGCCGACCGATGTCGTCATCGTCAACGGCAACCACGACGAGGTACTGACGTGGACGTTCCAGCGGATCATGCAAGAGCGGTTCGGTGGTCACAAGCAGGTGACAATCAAGCCAGACTTCACCGGGCGGCAGTACCTCACGCACGGGCAGAATCTACTGGGCTTCGTCCACGGGCATCGAGCCAAGCGGAAGCTGCCGCAGATCATGGCGTTGGAAGCGTCACGCCAGTGGAGCGAGTGCCCGTATCGTGAATGGCACACAGGGCACTTTCACTCGCAGGCTGCGGAGTGGCAGCGACCGATTGAGACGCTCGACGGCGTGATCGTTCGCACGGCACCGGCTCTCTGCCCGCCCGACGATTGGCACAGCGTCAACGGATTTATCGGCTCCCGTCAGGCGATGGAGACGTTTTTCTATGACCACGCCGGCGGGCTTTCGTCCATGCACGTCGCAGGCGTGAGGGCTTGACGCATGGAATACGAATTGACTGACGACTATCTCGCCGAGGCACGCAAGCGAGCGTATCGCTATCAGGGGCAGTGGTGCGGCACATCTGGATCACTGGCGGCGGATGTCGCTCGGCTCCTAATCGAAAGGAAAAAGATGCAAGGATTTATTACGGATCTCGAATCGTCCAACGCCGCATTGCGTGAAGCTGTGGAGACTCGCCTGGCTGGCGCATGTTGCGACGGCGGCAAGTGCCACGCACCCGCAGACAACGCAGCAGAGCCGGAGTCGGTGCCGGAGGATTGGATTCTGCAGGGACAGCGAGAGATGGAGGCGGCACCGGACGACATCCGGTGGAGCGGCGACAGCATCTTGGCACAGCCAGCCGACGACATCCGGCCAGGCACTACAGCCAAGTTTGGCACGGGTGCCGTTCGCTCGTCTGACGTTGAGCAGTTTCGGTACGACCTTGTCTCTCCAATCGGCCTGCGAGAAGTCGCCCGTGCGTGCGCCGAGGGCGCTGAGAAGTACGGCGATTGGAACTGGGAGAAGGGCATGCCCGTGCATGACCTGCTTAACCACGTCATCGCACACATCTACAAGTTCCTCGGCGGCGACAGAAGCGAACCGCACCTCGGGCACGCTGCGTGGGGAATGCTGGCTGCAATCCACTCGCAGGAGCTTTGGCCGCACCTCAACGACGGAAAGCTGCGTGGTGACGGCTGCAAGGCACCGTCGGCAGAGCCGGTCTAGGATTCTGCCCAGCCGCCCTAGTCTGGCGGCATGGTCACTGACGCACCGCCTGCTACGCCGCTATCGCCCTCGTTTTGCACCGCGAGCAGACGGCACCATAAGCCCATAGTTTCGCCCCCCCGCCGCCCTACTCTGGCGGCATGGCGACATCCGTTACAGACACGCTGACAGGCTGGGTGCGGACCATATTCCAAATCTCCCGCGTCAACGGGCAGGACGTGGGCTCTATCTCGGCGTCGCAGAACTACGCCAAGAGCTACGAGATCGGCGACGGAGCCACGGCCGGGAAGGCGGATCTCGTCTTCTCCGACACGCGGACGATTCCCGCAAACACCTCCGAGGTGCTCGACCTGCTGGATTTGACGCAGCAGACGTTCGGCGTGGCGGTGCCTTTCGTGTTCAACCAGGTGCGCATGATCCGGGTGTTGAACAACGAGACGGTGGCGGGCCGTCGCGTGTTGATTGGCTCGGCTCCCGGCAATCCGACCGGCGTGTACGCCGCAAGCGTCGGCCCGGCCAGCGAGTGGCACGCCATCAACTACACGGATTCTTGGGTCGTGACGTCGGCGAACCGCAACCTCCAGATCACCAATCCGAATGCCGCAGCGATCAGCTACACGATTTTCATCCTTGGCACTTCCACCGCAGCGGGGGCGTGATGGCAACCACCTTTACGTTGACCTCCACACTGCGCGTCACACCCCGCTGGGTGGATGCCTTGGATGTAATCGACGTCGTCGACTCAGCGTCCACGTTGCTGCAGTTCGACTTGGCCAACGGCACCGGCGCCAACCAAGGCAACGCCTACTGGAAGGGCACGGTGTCGATCACGGCGAACCAGACGACGTCGCTCGACCTACGGGCGCTGTCGCTCTCAGTGTTCGGCGGCACGGGAACTCTGTCTCTGGCAAGCGTCAAGGCGCTCTTGATTGTCAACAAGTCGACCACGGCAACGCTGACGGTCGGCGGCTCCGACGCCAATCGATGGGCTGGCCGGTCGGCAGACTCCGAAACGATCGGCCCCTCCGGCGTTCTGTACGCCGTCAACGGCACCGGCTGGGCAACTACCGGCTCGAGCAAGGTGCTGACGTTCACGGCCGCCGCGGCCGCCTCGTGCGAAGTCTATCTAGCAGGAGTGAAGTCATGATTTCCGAAGCCCCCCTCACCGCTGCGGCTGCGTTCGACAATTTGTCGGAGAAGGTGCGTGCATACATCGCTACGGCAAAGCTGGCGTCGGCGGACGGTCTGACGTGGGCAGAGTTCGGCGAACTGCTGACCGCGCTTTTGCGTCTGGCTGTGGCAACGCTGGACGACATCGGAACCTTGAGCGGCGCCGAGAAAAAGGATTTGGCGCTGGTCGCAGCTGCGGCGCTGTTCGACACGGTCGCCGATCGTTGCGTGCCGCTTCTTGCCTGGCCCGTCTACGTCATCGCCCGGCCGGCCATCAGGGCACTCGTGCTCGCTCTGGCTGGCGGTGCCATTGAATCCCTTCTTCCGCTCGTGAGGGCTGCATGATCACTGCATTGCTCGTGGCGTTTGCCGTCTATCTGCTCGCCGGCCAGCAGATCACCGAGAAGGTGAAGGCGTTCATCTCCTCGGTGAAGATGCCCACCATCGACGGCAAGCATGTCGCCGCTGTGGCGTTGCTCGTGGCTGCGGCGATTGCGTTCATGCCGAGCCGCTCAAGTACGCCGACGCCTGCACCGTCGCCACCGGATGCATTCACGCTGCGTGGCAAGTTCGTTGGGCCGACGGCTGCCGCTGACGCTGCCACGCTCTCGGCTCTGTGTGACGAGTTGGCGTCGTGCATTGAATACGACGGCACGCACGACCAGCGACTTAAGACCGGCGTGGCGTTTGACGAGTTGCGGATTGCTGCCCGTGAGGCTCGTTGCAAGGGCGATTCAATCGGTGCCCGTCAGCCGCACGTCAGGGAAGCCGTGCACAAGTTCCTTGACGACGCCGTGGGTGCTTCCGGCGGTCCCGTGACGGCAGAGAGCCGGGCGGCGTGGGTATCTGCACTCCGTGACCTGTCGAGGGCTGCCGCCGATGTCACGAAGTAGCCGCTGGTCTATCGGTGCCGTCACTTTCGTCGTCGTGATGGCGATCCTCGGTGCGCTCGTTGAGCGTGCCACGCACAAGGTCGTCGCACGGATCGACGGGCAGTTCGGGTATACGCCAGACCCGGCGGGAACGAAGGCGTTTCTAGCGACTCTCGGTGACGAGAAGTTCTTCAGCCAGGCGGGTGCCGAGGCGATGAAGGAAGCCAAAGGCGTCGATACGTTTCTGTATCGACAGATGGATGCTGCACATCGAGCACGGTACGGCAAGCCGTTCGTCGTAGGCAGGCAACAAATCGGAGACTGCACCAGCTGGGGTGGAATGCATGCCGTGGCGGTCGCTGACGCTGTCTCCTGGTCGCTTGGCAAACTTCCAGAGCCACCGCTTCTCCCTGCTACGGAGCCGCTGTATGGCGGTGCTCGTGTCGAGGCGAGAGGCAAGCCGGGAGATGGTGCCCAGCCGTATGGCGGGTGGAGCGACGGCGCGACTGGCTACGGCGTCGCAAAGTTCCTGCGTGAGTTCGGCGTTGTCTATCGCCAGAAATATCCGACCGTAGACCTGACTGAGTATTCCGGCGAGCGGGCGAAGCAGTACGGGGCGTATGGCTGCGGCGGGCAAGGTGACAACGGCAGGCTCGACGCCGAGGCGAAGAAGCATCCGCTGCGGCATGTGGTTGCCGTTCGCTCGTGGGCTGAACTGGCGGCAGCGATAGAGTCAGGCTACCCGTGTACGCTCGCTTCTTCCCAAGGCTTTCAGTCCGTTCGCAACAAGGACGGCATCGCAGAAGCATCCGGCACATGGATGCACCAGCAAGTGGCAATAGGAATTCGCCACAAGAAGAACGGATCGCCGGATGACCTGTGCCTGATCCTGAACAGCTGGGGGCCAAATTGGATCGGAGGCCCGAAGGTTCCGGCAGACATGCCAGACGGCTCGTACTGGGCGCGTCGCTCTGTCGTTGAGACTCGGATGCTCGAGGACGCATGGGCAATCGGTGACACGGACGGCTTCAAGTATCGGGATCTTGACCACGGCGGCTGGCTCGCACCGGCACCGCCAGACGCCCGCGCTCGCAAGCCGTCGCCCGCTCGTCTGATCGCAGACACATTCCACATCGCCTTCTAGGAGCAACGCATGGGACTTCTCTTGTGGCTCGTATTCGGTGCCGTCGCTGGCGGCATCGCAAAGTGGCTTTACCCTGGCAAGTGCCCTGAAGGCTGGGTGCCGACCATCGGTCTCGGCGTTATCGGCTCTCTCGCTGGTGGCTTGCCGTTCGGTGACGCACCCGCCGGGCTGATCGGCAGCGTGATCGGTGCCGTCGTGGTGATGTTCGTTTACTCGCTGTGGAGCGACGACCGATGAGCAAGCGTGAAATTCAGACAGCCGTCGTCGTGGGCCTGGTCGCCGTCATGCTCACGTGGTGGGCCGCCACCAGCGACTACAGTCCGGTCAAGCCAGAGCCTAGCCGCCCCGTTCTGCGGCTCATCCAGCGGCTCGCACGGCTCGGACTGTGGGCGATGATGTTTGCCGAGCAGCCGCCAGCCGAGCAGCACTACGTCGTACACGCCAGAGTGGACGAAAACGGGCACAGGGTGCTCGACCACGGAAAGGGCTGGTGAGGCATGTGGCAAACCCTAATCGCCTGGCTCACGTGGCTGGCTGCGGACCCTGCCGCAATCGACCAAGAGGCTCCTAGAGCCTCGGCGGCGGTCTCGGTGGCATATGCCGCCACGGCACCAGAACGGGCGCCAGAGCCGAAGCCAGAGCCTAAGCCGGGTTGTTGCACCGACTGCGGCGGCAAGGGCTACATCGTCCACGGCGACGGCCACCGGACGGCATGCCCATGCCCTGCGTCGTGCAAGTGCAAAGCCTCCCCCGGCGCGTCGCTCACGCCTGGTCTACCTGCTCGGCCTGCGGGCGGGAGGTAGCGGTGAGTGACGCGCCGGCTGGGATGCTTCCACACCTCCGTAGCCGGCTCCGCGACGAGGTCGGCCCGCGAGCTGTCGCCGCTGGCCGTGCGTTTGACGAGTTCGTCGATTCCGTCTGTCGCTGTTGGAATGCGGAACATTGGACGAAGCTCGCACGCTCGCAGCCAGAGAGCGAGACGGCTGCGGTCAAGGACGCCAAGGTGCTGATAGCCAAGGTGCGTGAAGACGTCGAGGCTATGTGGGGCGACTCGCCAGAACTCCAGAAACTCTACGGCGATGTCGGCACAGATGCCGTCGAGTCATTCGCCCGGCTGTGGTTCGAGAGCATGGCAAACCGCACTTGGATGCGTCAGGCTTGCCGCGAAGCTCGTAAAACTTGACGCCCACACTATACCGGCAGGTATGGTCGCCAAACGGCCTCGATACCGGCGGGGCACACCAGCGCCGCTGCGCAAGAGCTTGACGCAACTCGCCATGGAGGTGGCGCGAGCGCGGGCCTGCATCGTCCTGTACTGCTCGCCACACACTGCCGGCGGAAGCAATCAATTCTCCGACGCCTGCGGAGTTGAGTACGTCGCTCGCGCCGCTCGTTACGACGAAACAATTCTTTACGACGCCTGCACGAGAGCCATCGACGCCATCACGGCGATTCGCCTAGACGTCGCTGCAAGGCTGGAAGCAATTCAACCGACGGACGCGCAGCCGGGGACGCCAGACAAGCTGCAGGTGTTCCAGTCACGGGTGTCGAGCGGCAAGGCAGTCTTTCACGACGGCGACCGGAAGCTCTAAGCGAGTCGCTCCAACAGCGAGCGGAGCGTGTCGGCGTGTATCCCGTCAGGGAACGCAGCGTACCACTCCACCGCCTCCCGCTCCTCGTCGGTGAGCCGCAGCCGCTTTATCTCTTCTTGCAGCCATGTGTTCGCCGCTGACAGCCTCGCCGCAGCCATGTGCGTGTTGGGAGAGCCAGCGGATGCGACAGCCCGGCGCTCTTCCGCCGTCAGCGCCGCTCCCTTGCGCAATCGCTTGAGTTCATCGTTTTCCACCAGCGTGTAGTCCGCCCAAGTGGAGCATTGGATGATCATGCCGATCTGGTCTGCGTCCGCGAGCCGCGTCACAGTCACGGTCGGCTCCTTGTGGACGTTGACATCAATGCGGATGCTTTGCGTCAGCGACGGGCCGTCCGCTCCGATTGTTTCGGCAAGCCTGCCGATGAGTTCAGCGTGAGAACCACGCGATGCAGCGGACGGCGTTGCATCGTCTTTAGGCATGGTTCGTCTCCTCATCGCTGCCGCTGATCCTTGTCGTTCTCAGGTCAATCATTCCACCAGCCCCGGCGTCTCGCGTATCAGCGTGCGCACATGCTCCAGGTGCCGCCTCGTTTCCTCTGACGGCGAGCCGTGCTTGCAGATACCACGGCAGTATTGGTCCACGTCCCACAGCACCGCTTTCGCCTCGCTGCCTTGGCGGGCGGCGTCAAACTCGGACTGCTCGTTGGGTAGGCGGAAGCGAAGGATGGCGTGGGGCATGGCGGCAGTGTGGCATGGGCGTCAAGTGGTACGGCATTTCGCGGTTATTGCGTGACGAGCAATCTGCCGGAAATGGCGTACCATTTGACAGAGTTGGTCAAGGCGTCACGCCGCGTTGCTCTCGGGCGGATTTTCGTCGCTCGCAGGCGGGGCATCGGCGGGCTTTTCGGGCGGCTTTCCATCGCCCTTCTTCCCGTCCAGATCCAGCTTTGGCAGGTAGTCCAGCGCCTTCTTTGGCGAAGTGATCCGTGGGTCTAGGTAGTGCTGTCTCGTCATCTCTGGCGACGAGTGGCCGAGGTGCTCGGTAGCGTCGCCACCACCAAGTGCAACGTACGACGCCGAGGATTTCCGCAGCCTGTGGAATCCCGTACCGCGCACCCCGGCTCGCCGGCACAGCAGCCGCAGGCTAGGCCAGAGCGAGTGGTACGCCCGATCCCACCGCCATACCAGAGCCTCTGGCGGGCCTGCCTGCATACGCATCATGTCAGACAGGTCAGGCGTGATCGCTCGCTGGATGTCGGTGCATCTGCCCTTTCTCGTCTCGGCTCGAAACAGGAGCGTCTGCCCGTCTAGGTCAACATCCTTCCAACGGATCTCAAGCAGGGGGCCGATACGTTCACCGCTGCACCAAGCAGCGTAAATGATCGTGCTCCACCACCAGGCGGCTGGCTTGCCGTCAATGTTGCCGATCCGCTGCTTTGCCAGCCGAATGAGCCGGGCGACCTCATCGACTGTGTACGCCTGTGGGGCATGGCGGATCTTCCTCATTCTGGGCAACGACAGGAACTCGACGTCCTGCCCGTCTGAACGCTTCAGACGCTTCTTAGCCGCCCAGTTTGCCAGAGCGGTTAACTGTGACTTGTCCTTCGCCACCGAGGCGGCAGAGGGCTTGCCACGCTTCCGTGGCGTGGCTGCACGCCATCGGAGGAATCCGGCGACGACCAAGTCGTCGATGTCGTCGATGGTGGGCTCGTGCTGGAGGAACTCGGCAAAGCGGTCAAGCGTGTGACCGTAGAGCACCACCGTTCTGTCAGTCAGGTTTTGCAGAATCGCGTATTTCGCCAGCACGTCTCGAAGCGTCATTTTCATCGTCCTCCTGTTGTGGCGGACATGGTATACAGCGGTGTACAGGTGTACAAGAGGGGTAATCCCGCCCTCTCCGCTAAACATCCGCCCGGTAGTGCATCCTAGAGCTACCGGGCGGATGGCGGCAACGAACGGGTCGGGAATCGGTGAGGACTGGAAATCCTGCGGCAGTGGTTTGACCTGTTGCGGTGTGGCAACTACGATTGAGGCATGATCGCAATGGCAGTGCAGGACGATTGGATTTCGGTGGAAGACGCCGCGAAAGCGGCGGGCTGTAGCCCCCAGTACATCCGCAGGCTGCTTGACAAGCACCTAGACGAGACGACAAAGCGGACAGTCGGCTGCGTGCTGGACGGCTGGAAGGTCAACGGGAAAGCCTGGACGGTGCTGAAAACGTCTGCCCAAGCCATGCGAGGGACGCTTTCGAGCCGTGCCCGCATGCACGAAGTGGCGCGGAAAGCCGCCAAAAGCCCCAAGCGGCCAGCTGCCAAGAAAGCAGCTCGCCGCCGTAAGTAGCGTTTCCCTCGGGAAATACGCACTTCCGAAAAAATCTTTTCAGACCAGCTCAAGCCCGCTTGACTGTAGTTTCGATATTGCTACTATGTGGGTGTCAGGCGATTGAGACCTGACGCAACGCCAACCGGAGAGAAACGATGAAGACCTCGACCAAGACCGCCGCCGCCAAGTTCGCCGCCGCAGCCCGCGAGGCTGGCTGGAAGATCAGCAGCCGCGAGAACGTCGTCACGATCACCAAGCACTTCACGCCCAACAGCCGCGAGGAGTTTGTGAAGCTCGACGGCGAATACTACGGCATCCTGTCGCTGGTCGCTGCTCGAGGCGGCAGCATCTGGGGCACGGACGGCTCGGGGGTCGGCGGCTACTCGGCGATGCTGCACGGCGTGTTCACGATGAACATCAGCGGCGTCAGCCCGGCGTTCATCGCCGCGATCTGACCGCACATCCTCGCCCGCTGGCACCTGGGCCAGCGGGCACGACACCACGAGACGAAAGGGAACGAACGATGAAGACCTTCCGCAACATCAACTGGACGCATCGCACTTACGACTGCACCAACATCGTCGCCTGCGTCGCAGCCTCTGCCCCTCGCCCGTGCTATGTCGAGTGCGACCCGTCCATACTCGAAGGGCTGGATCGGATCACTTCCATCGACGGCGTGACCTACTACGGATTTCTTTGACCGCACAAGGTGGGGCCACCCGGCCTGCCGACAGCCGCGAAACGGGTGGCACTCACACACACGGAAAGGATTCCGCCATGCTCCGCGACACACTCAAAGCCGCTCTCGTCATCGCCTGCATGACCATCGGTGCCGAGTTGCTGGTCGAGACCCGGTTCGAGATCGCCGCCATCGACATCGCACACCGCCAGGCTCTCGCGCCGCAGATCGTGGCCCAGCAGATGCCGCAGCAGATGGAGCCGCCTGGTCGGCTTCGCCAGTTCGGTCGGTCGGCAATCAATCTTGCCGACGCAGCCCTAAGCATTCTCCGTTGACAGTAGTTTCGATATTGCTACCTTACGTTTCGCCATGGCAACCACACCTCGGCACTGTTTGTCGCACTAGTGAACACGGTTTTCAGTCCCCGCATTTTGTTTGCTCGACTGTTGACACGGGTGGACGCCCGTATACGCTGCCCCCACCACGAAAGGACGCCCCCCCTATGCACACGAATGACGCCCACAGCCGTGAATACGCCGCCGCAATCGCCGGTATGGCCGAGACCTACGGCACCAACCAGCCGCCCGCCGTTGGCGACTTCGTCAGCGGCATGACCGCAGGAAAGCGCTGGAGCGGCCACATCGAGTGGTTCCGCGACGACGGCTGGATGGTCGTCAACGTCGATCACTCGTGGGTGACGGTGCCCGTCGCAGACATCACGCACTGACACAAGGAACGCCCGCCAGCAGGACGCAGCGGGCGGAAAGGAGTGGGTCGGAGACCCAGCAGCAGGGACGCACCAAACACCCGGTGAGCATGACGCAGAGCCGGGCATTTTTCAGGACAGACACGAAAGGACACGGCAAATGAGCACGGAAATCAGCACAACACGGGCCAGCACAGGGCTGGCACTTCAGTCGTTCGATGACGCTTTTCGCTTCGCCAAGATGGTAAGCGGCAGCGACTTCGCCCCAAAGGACTTTAAGGGCAAGCCAGAGTCGTGCATGTTGGCAATCCAGCACGGCAGCGAAGTCGGGCTTTCGCCAATGCAGTCTCTCCAGAGCATCGCCGTCATCAACGGCAGGCCGACGATCTGGGGCGACGCCGCTCTTGCCCTGGTGCAGTCGTCGCCCGTCTGCGAGTACGTCAAGGAATACACCGAGGGCCAGGGCGACAGCCTGACCGCTGTGTGCGAAGCCAAGCGTCGAGGCTACCCGGCACCTACCGTCAGCCGGTTCTCGATGCAGGACGCCAAGCGAGCCGGGCTGGCTGGCAAGTCTGGCCCGTGGTCGCAGTATCCAGAAAGAATGCTTGCCCTGCGTGCTCGTGGCTTCGCCCTGCGTAACGCATTTGCTGACGCTCTGCGGGGCTTGATCACAGCCGAGGAGGCACAGGACTACCCGCAGCCGGTCGTGGCAGAGACGCCACGCCAGCCCGTCGAGGTGCGGCCTAAGTTCGACGACGAGCCGAAGCCGTCGCGTATCGTGCTTTCCCCGAAGGTCGCGCAGGAGCCGCAGCGGACTCGAGCGGAGAACGGCCGCCTGGCGATCAGCGCCGCCAAGGACGTCGCTGCCTGCGAGGCGCTTCGGACCAAGCTCGACAGCTACCACGACGCCGGCGAGATCAGCGACGACGAATTCACGGAACTCACGAAGTTGCTGATGGGCAAGGTCGAGATCCTGGTCGGACGAGAGGAGGTGACGGCATGACCAAGCTCTACAGCGCCTACGTCGGCAGCATCGACCTCCACCATTGGGTGCAGGACGGCGAGCCGCTCACGGTCAACGGCACGCCGATGGTCCGCTTGCCTGGCGACACCATCGTGCCCGCGACTCGCTGGCGTGCCACCAAGGCTGAAGCGTTGCTCGACGCCGCAGATCAGATTGAGGCTATGCGTGCAAGGTTGCTTGCGGAGTCAATCAAGCTGCGAGAGCAGGCACGGGAGGCGACCAATGGCTAGGTACGCCGCTCGCCCGCTCGACGAACCGCTGACGATCAGTGCTGACTCAATTGCTGAGTTTCTCGACCGCTACAGGAAGCACGACATGGCGGATTTTGTGCGGCACCTCGGGCGTCGAGTGCAGCAGGACAACAAACGCTGGATGGATGCGGTGGCACGCATCAACGAGCTGGAGGCGAAGTACGAACCGCGCGTGCGGGAGAAGGCCCACGACCCTCAGCCGAAACCAGAGTCGAGCGACTGACACAGACCGGCACGCCATTGCCGCAGGTGCTTTTCCATTGGGGCACCATTGGTCGCCCAGCGGATGGGTGGCGAGTAACTGC